GTATTTTATTCTTATTGTTAACATTAAAAAAACTATTTAATGCATTAATTTCTAATATTATTTTGTTAATAATACGAGATTTGCTCCCTTTACTACGACCAGTTTTATCTATATGATCTACCATTTATTACTTAATCTTACATTACATTTTATTTTTTTTGTTTTGGTGTTAAACGTCGTATCGCCTTTTGTTTTGCTATTGTATTAGAATATTCTTTATTAAGTTTAGGTATAATTTTCAACATCTTTGTAAAATCTTTCTTTTTTGATTTCGCTTGTTGTTCTAGATTAATTAACTTCATTAATACGTTTTCATTTCTCTTCATTGTATTTCGTATTTCTCCTTCTATCCTTTTACGTTTTTCCATGTTTCTTGTTGTTGATGATTGGTATCGTTCTATATTCAAATTCCTAAGTTTTTGTTTTAAATTACTACGTTCGTTCTTAAGTTTATACATATTATTTACGTTTTTTGTAATACTTTTACCAAGATTCATTAATTCTTTTTCATATTTGGCTCTTGTCCATTTATTTGACATTATTACTTAATCTTACATTACATTTTAATTAAATAACCAACATCCACAACACCTCTTTTTTGTACCCTGGTCAACTGGTTTGGTAGGTCTGTTTATTCTTTTATCGATAAGTTTAGGTACGTACAGAAATGGTAACATGTACAACATTCTTAGTATTATTTAGAAAGTAAACTGTGGAAATGTCGGCAAAAATTGACCAATCTAGGGTTAATTTCCGATAACCACTTCTGTCTATCGCGATTGATTTTGTACCCCAAACGCGATTCGTTATACTGTTCGATCAATTGACAATTATCGATATCCAACATCTCCATGTACGTTTGACACTGGACCTCTTCGTAATCACGAACCGTTTTGAATAAACCACGCGCCCTGTTCTTTATTTCCACGATCGTTTTAATACCATTACTATCAGTATGAATTCTATCGATACGACCGACGATCTCGTAATCGGTACCTTCCAGTGAACACACCGGGTACGTATAATACTTTTCATCGACCTCAAAATCGTCGTAATTATCGGCCGTCGTATCCTCGTGACGCGTCCCGTGGTTCGTATAAAGCTTTTTACGTAAATAATCTATCGCGTTCGTCTTATCTTCACCCCGTAATTTGGAATACAAATCGACCTGGTTAGATACCGCTTTAAACTTCTGTTCAACGTCATATGAATTTATAGATTTATACGTTTCAGTTTCCTGTAAAAGATTCTTTGCAAGATCGCATTTCTGAATAGCATCGTATGCCTTTTGATCCTTCGTCTTACCTTCAAACGTTTCGGGTTTATACTTACTCCAAAGATTATCAATGATTTCAGTAGGTTTCTTAAACCGATTCTTACCCGTGATAGCTGCAATATCGGACGCTTTGAGAACAACTCGTTTAACGCCTATATCCTTAAGATTCCATTCCTTATCGCGCATGACGGGATAAACCTTACCACACGCACGCGCATCGTTCAGTGCGTCGTGAGCACCATCGAACTCTTCACCGAAAATGTGGTCGTATAAAGTAATCAGTTTATGGTTTTTTAATGTCGGATAAATCGACCGCGCCATTTCTAGTGTATCCACAAACGTCACGTCTTCAAACGGTTTAGTATCAAAACCTCGACGGTAACACTCCGAAAAGAATACGTTTTCGTCGAAAGCAGAATTGTGTGCGACGAGTAATTTTGTATCTCTCGTAGCTTCCTTTAAAGACGCGTAAAGGTGCCCGAACGGTTGTCCATTTTCTCTCGCGTACTCTTGTGTAATACCGTGTACGTGTGTCGCGGCAACATCGAATGTATCCGGATACACGGTACCGTGATACGAACCAAGTTCACGACCTCTAGAACTGTATTTAACAAATGCCAATGTTAACATTCGACACTGATCAAATTTATGAACGTTTTCTGGGGTTGCCTTTTCACCGTAACGTGTAGTTGGAAGACCTATAGTCTCTGTATCCCAAGCAATATAATTCATTATAGGAAAAATAGTTCGTTTTCTTTAAATATAATCAACTTTCGTATAGTGTTTATCGAAACTTGAATGAGTAGAATATTATTTTTATTAGTTTACATTGTTTACTTAGGTTTTATTTTTTATTATTTAATGTTAAGACTGTTAGCTATTTTTTTCAAACTATTCTTATTTATTTTTGACCTGTTCGCAGCTATTTTACCCTTATTATTTATTTCAGTTCTCTCTTTTTTCATTTTATTAATTTCCTTATCAAATCTTCCAATTTTTTTTTCAAAATCATTTAACCATTTACGCCATTCTTTTTGTTGTTTTGGTGTCATGTTTGTAACATTCGTAGACGTAACCACTTTACGAAACGTATTTTCCATATTTTTTTTTATTTTCATATTTTTTTTCAATTTAATATCAACTTTTTTCCATTCTTTTGCTAAATTTACTACATTTAGTTCAATTGTTTCAGATGTTCGCGCGGGAGTTCTATTTGTAACACCGACCCTAGACATTTATAATACGCTGAGAAAAAAGTCAAAAACTATTTAAAATTTTCTAAAAACCGTCTACATATAACAAACCACGAAACGCTTAAAAAAAATATTTCACCTTCAGTATCCATCTATATTATATTACGGTAAAATAATATCACTCCCGTCTATACACTGATCGAAACTATCGAACGCGTCACTAAACTTTCGTAGATCATCTTCAGGTTTTGCACGACTTCTTAAATCACATGATGCTACCATTTCATACACAACACTCCCGTCAATGATCTCCTCCTCGACGAGTATGTCTTTCAAGTGTTCGAGTTTAACACGGTATTGATTTAACAATTCTTTCACTTCCGTATAACACCCTTCAACTATATCGTGTATTTCAATATCGATATGGTTCGCGGTTACGGGAGATATAAGATCTGGATTAATGTTCATTTTACCTATAGTTTCACTCATACCGTACGTAGTTACCATTTCACGCGCTATGGTAAACGTTTGTTGAAAATCACTAGATGCGCCTGTAGTCACGTGATCTTTTCCATACACAATCTCCTCGGCGGCGTGACCACCAAGTGCGACCTTAATTTGCGATAAAAGATAATCTTTCGTATACATACCCACATCATCCGTCGACGGTTGGAAATATGTTACACCACCTGTATCCCCTCTTGGTAATATACTCACTTTACGAACCTCATCGTAATCTTGCATGAGTACACCAATAATAGCGTGTCCCGCCTCGTGGTATGCAACTCTCGCTTTACGTGCCCCGGAAACGGAACGACTCCCTTTTGCACCAACAACTATTCTTTGGTATACATCTTCAGTTATTTCCGATGTTATTATACCATCTTTACCATCACGAACCGCACGTATAGCGCACTCGTTCATGAGGTTTGCAAGATCAGCTCCCGAAAACCCCATGGTCTGTTTAGCAATGTCACGAAGACTTACACCGGCACCTAAAAGTTTATCTTTAGCGTGTACCTTGAGTATCTCTTCGCGTCCGTGAACATCGGGTAACGAAACCTGGATCTTACGATCGAATCTACCCGGTCGTAATAGAGCATCGTCAAGTATATCGATACGGTTTGTTGCACCTATAACAACAATTTCAGTCTCATTTTCGAAACCGTCCATTTCAGTTAACAATTGATTAATCGTCTGTTCGCGCTCGTCGTTAGCTGCGAACCCATTCATACTTCTTTTTTTACCAATCGCATCTATTTCATCAATAAAAACGATACATGGCTGGTTTTCACGCGCCATTTCGAATACGTCGCGGACCCTTTTTGCACCAACACCAACGAACATTTCAACGAACGATGATCCTGAACACTGAATAAACGGAACGGATGATTCACCTGCAATAGCACGTGCTAAAAGAGTCTTACCTGTACCCGGTTTACCTGTTAAAAGTGCGCCTTTTGGTATTTTAGCACCCGTACCAAAGAATTTTTCTGGTTCTTTGAGAAAATCAACAATCTCTTCGAGTTCATCCTTAGCACTATCTATACCCTGAACATCTTCGAAACGGGTTTTTATCTCACTTTCCACATCTATATCATTTTTCATCATGGAAAATGGATTTTGACCAACACCATTACCACCCGCTAACATTCTAAAAATAGCAAAGAAACCTATAGTAACAAACATAAAAGACACGAATTCGTTGATCCCACCACTCCCCATTGATCCTTTAATCAAATCAAAATCGACGTGACTTTCGGACATGGTTTTCCAAAAATCTTCTGTTGGAATATAATACGAACTACCAAGAGTACCATTCTTTTCTACGAAATATACGGTATCACTATGAGGATTTATTTCAACCTGTGTTATTTCATTTTGCTTAACACCTTTAATAAAATCACTATATATCCTATGTTCATATTCAGGTTTTTTCTGTATTTTAATGGGTGGCGAACTAAATATTCTATTTACAATTGGTAAGGTCACCATTATAATTAAATAAGATATTAAAAATAAGTTAAATGCATTTTTATATATAAACCGTTTTATTTTTTTACGGTTTCTTTTAAAACGTTTACGGAACCGTTTCCGGTTCATCTTGTAGTATATTTTTAAATTAAACTCTCGTATATCTCGCAAAAATCTCCTTTTCGCCCTTATAATATAATTTATACGATTCTATAATACTCGGTACTTTATACTTATCGGGCATACATGCTGGTATTCTCGTTAGACCGTTTTTAAAGTCATTTGTTGGATAATATGTGGTTTCACTTTCTCGGAGTTCGAAATTTGATGGTTTGTTTTTGTACAACCAAAGTATATGTTTCGAACATGCGTGTACTTTACCAAACCGTTTAGTATACTCGAGTGCAAGTGACATACCTATTTCACCGGCGAAATTATAGTTATTTATACTCGATGATATCCATAACGTTGTAGGATGTTTTTTGTGTGAAGCTTTATACCCTCGACGTTTTCTGTTTACAGTGTAAGGTGCATTTGCTTCAACGTATTCCATCTGGTTAGAATAAAACCATGCAGTATACATCATTTGACATATTTCGAGTAGGATCTTGATTACATGTTGATCACAATACATATAAGCAAGCTCTTCAGGGTTCATTGATAAAAAGAAAATATTCATTTTATAAAATTGTATTTTTATTAATAAAAAAGTCTAACTTAAGTTTTAATCGTCCCCACCATCGGAGATATATTCTTCTTCTACATTTTCGATATCATCTTCGTCTTGTTCAATATCGAGACCTTCGTCTTCTTCTGGTTCGTCATCATTTTTTACATTATCATCATCGTCTTCCATAAACGGCTCTTCATTCTTTTCCTTTTCCTTTTCCTTCTCTTTTTCCTTCTTTTTCTTTCTATTCCTCGAACTTACTGAAGGTGTATCAAAAAACTTTTCTAGTTTTTTCCATCTTACTTCAACAAGTTTATGTCTTTTTTTATGTTTATCGTTCATCGAATCTATAAATTCTTTAGAGTACCCAATCTTTTTTAAGGTTGACGATAATGTTTTAATAGGCGGTTGTTTAGCCTTAGAATAATATATTTCGTTAAGATGTGCCATTTCGGGAAAAATCTTAACACGAACTTTACCATTTTTTAAAACGTTTAGTTTTACAATAACCTTATCTAAATACTTAACGTGATCTTCAACGTACAAATCTAGTTTTTCAGGTACAGGTATTTCTTCAACGTTTGGTTTTTTAAACGGAACACCAAGTTTTTTACAGTTTTTTTCTAAACTTTCCAAATAATCTTTTTTGTTTTGAACGTAAAAAGGTTTTTTCTCATGTACGTTACACTTTTTTCCATTAATAATATCATAAACAAAAGAGCCGGGTAAAATTTGTTCCCGAATTGGTTTATTTACACGATTAACTGTATCGTAACTAAAACAACCAGGTGTTTTTATTTTTTGAAATGCGTCGGAGGATTGAGTAGTCATTTTATCTTACTTTATACTTCTATTTTATTACAACTTAGGTCTAATTCACACTCTAAAATGTGGTGGGCTTGAAAATTTTGGAGAGATTCAAATGGACCCCATAATTCAATAACTTTGCGTTCCTTATCGTACCACATGTACGATAAATCAAGGTAACGCGTTAACCAATAAAACTTTTTACCGTTCTTGCCGATAAACTTGAAAATATCATCCTCATTATAACCAGATACATCAAACTGACTGTAGTGAGCACTTGGTGGGTTGTACGGAGCCATGGTCCTTTTGGTTTGTCTTACTCTTATTAAGCGTCTCTTGTTTAAGCCTAATATGTTTTTGCGTATAGAGTCCTTTTTTAGATTTCTTGTCGTTCTTAGTGACACGAGTCTTAAAGGGATCTTTCATATAATACTTTTTATTTTTTATTGGCCGACTTGGGTATATTTGGTCATATTTTTAAATTATACCATAACTCCATAAATTCTTCTCCCTCCTTTTGCGATACAATTCCCTCTGATATTGTCGTTTTGCCTCCTTATCAGCTTCAGTCATCAAAGCCGCCCTTTTTTTCGCCCATTCCCTCTTTCGTTTTCTCATTTTCTCCTTATCGGCTTCAGTCATCGAGTTCACCCTTTTTTTCTGCTTATTGGCTTCAGTCATTGACTCCACCCTTTTGCGATACCATTCCCTCTTGTGTTGTCTTTTTGCCTCCTTATCGGCTTCAGTCATCGAAGCCGTCCTTTTTCTCGCCCATTCCCTCCTTTGTTTTCTTATTTTCTCCCGATTGGCTTCAGTCATTGACTCCCTCTTTTTCTGCTTATTGGCTTCAGTCATTGACTCCCTCTTTTTCTGCTTATTGGCTTCAGTCATTGACTCCATCCTTTTGCGATACGATTCCCTATCGCGTTGTCTTTTTGCCTCCTTATCAGCTTCAGTCATTTTCTCCCTCCTTTTTCTCGCCCATTCCCTCTTTTGTTTTCTTATTTTATCCTTATTGGCTTCAGTCATCGAGTTCGACTTTTTCTCATTCTTAGAAACCGGATTTAAATTTAACAGTGCTTTAACAGCATTAGATTCGTTAATAGCTTCTTTTACTATTTTGTTATAATTTACGGGCGTTTGTGTTGTATTAACACGTCGAGGTGTACTCTTTATACGCTGAGTACGAACTGGTGTAGGGTTCAAACTCGCTCTCACCCTTCTCACGACATCATTCCATTCTTTCTTTCTCTTCGCTTGATTATCACGTCTCCGCTTATTTGCAATCGAATACGCAATAATATTATTTCTAGGAGTTTGAATTCTTGTTGGTCGAGGAGTATGGTATTGTGTATAAAACTGATTATTACTATTATTACTCTCGACCATGGTATTTATAATAGTCTAATATTTTTTCTAATACTATAAATATGATCATAAAAACATTATTTATAGTATTCGGGTTAGGGTTTTTGATTAGTAACAAATCTGAATGTACATCAGACGATTTTAGGTGTCGAGAAAATATACCATCAATGTTACGTATACATCCAGAGAGTGAAGAAAAATAATATTTTATTTATTATTACCGTTATTTAATATCGTGTAATTTTTTGGTGAATATTTTTTATATTGCTTTTTAAATTCACGTGTAAAATTGTCCATGTTTGTATATCTATTCAATTCTTTTAATCGCCGTAAACTTATTTTATTGGGTGTATTGAGTTGACTATTAAATGTTTTTATGATAAGTTCGTGGATTTTAAGACGTTTTTCTAAATCCTGTTTTTCTGATATTATCTGTTCAAGTCTAGCGTTTTTATTTAGTTTGATAGGTGAAAAAGTAGCAGCTATTTTTCTAGAATTATATGTTCTTATAGCGTTTCCATTTTTCTTATTTATACCATTTAAATCTAATTTAAGTCCGAGCATACTTGCTCTCAATTTACTTAATATACGTTCTCTAACTTCCGCATGTTCTCGTACATTACTTTCTTTATTATTCCTTAAAACTTTATTTAAAACGTTTTTCATTTCATTCTTAGAATTCCGTTTTGGTGGTGGTGTTTTTGTTGACGACACTTCTGATGAACTCATCTTAATTATTAAATATATTTTAATTTCAATTCTTCCTGAACTTCTTTCGTGATTTGTCAGCATTAATATTATTAAGATTTTTCAATGTACTTTTACCTTCTTGTATCTGTGACTCTAAATATTCAATTTCTGTATTTATACGATTAAGAATAAATTCATATTTTTTACGTTTTTCGATACCTATTTGAAGTTTTTTCTCTAACCCTGATACTTTATTTTTAATTTGAGCGTACATTTGGTCATTTGTCATGTTATTTCCTGTTGCCTTTTTAAAATTTAATTTTCTTTTCACCGAATTAGACATATACTATCTATAAATAATATAAATACGGTAATTTCGTAATTATATTATTGATTTATTTTTAACGATTTAATTAAAACAATCTCTTTAATGGCTTATTTTCACGTCTGGATTTGGGTTTTTTTGTCGGGGGTGACGTGTTTTGATTTGCTCGTTTTATCGCTTCATTAAGTCTTTTGTTAATTTCTTTATTATTATTAGTAAAATTATTAGGAGTTTTTTTCTTAGTCTTAGGCGATGGCGATCCGAAAGATTTAATAAAATTTACCCATGTTTTCGACGATGTTTTCGACGGTGATGATTCTAATTTAACAGGTCTTATAAGTTTCTTAGCCTTTTGTCGCTTAATAGGTGTATTTCGAGGAGGTTCTGTAACCGTGGCAACAAATTCAGTAGTTTTTCCTTTTTTTGGCATTTCTATTATACCCTGATATTTTTACTTACCGGCACACATTGCACAATATTTTTCCTCTTTTGGTTCTTCTTTAGTATATACATAATACAGTGCTATAAGTATAGCAGATACTACTATAACGTTTCGGTTAACTTTCATTTATTATAAGGTAATATTAAAATTCATCTTCGAGACTTACCTCGGATCCCGAATCATCATCCGTATCACTTGGTAATACGTACTCGTTATCAGATTCGTCTACCATTTCATACAAACCCGTTTTGGTTCTTTCGTATAAACCCGTTTTTTCTAAATCTGTCGTATCGTAGAATCCAGAAACACTTTCTCTCGGTACACACTCTAATTCTTCATCAAAATCCCATAAACCATCACCAATGTGTTCAAGTACAGCAACTTGAAGGTCGTGTCCAAAATCTTTTCTAATCTGTCCTATACATACTATACCGTCCCCAAATTCAATGTCAATTATTTGTTTTTCCATTTTATATATCAAAGTTTTAATTCTTAAAGTATATTAAATGGTCGATATTCTTAAAGATAGAGTTATAAGCGAAAAGGATGCAGTTATGTTCGATATAGACGATACTCTTATTTTTACAAACGGTCAGGCTAATGTACCAATTATAAATTTATTAAAATATGCAATGAATTTAGGGTATAAAATTATTATTATAACAGCTAGACCTAACACGACGTTGACAGGAATATTCACAAAATGGCAATTAAAAAAATACGGTATACCTTACCATTCTCTTATAATAACACCCGCACAAAACAAGGGTAACGTTAAAGTACAAACCGGATTAAATTATATATTATCGGTTGGTGATCAACCAACAGATCTTACACATACAAAATACGCAATTAAGATTTCCATCTAATATTACACGTGTGGCATGTTACAAACACAGTCATAGGTTCATCAGCGCTCCGTGTTTGCATTTGGTAAAAAGTTGTTTTATAACCTCTACATTTACCACATTTAAACAGGCCTTTATAATCTTTATCGTGCATATAATTAGCAGCGTGCTGTTTTTTCATTTCTGTATCTGCTATAATTTCTGACATTTTCGCGTGAGGTCCATCAGGCCATAAACCCTGTGGCGATAAGTTTACTACTGCAGATGTTTTAATAATACCGTTTACAATACGCTCTTTTAAATTAGATGAATTTTTAAGGTTAAAACAAATACTAAGGAATTTATGTTTATATCTCTGAATACATTTATAATATTTATCATCGACTGATCTAAGATAAGCCCAATTCGATGTATGTTTTTCTAAATTTTGAACTATAGCGTGGTCTATAGGTAGACCTAAAATTTCGGAATATTTTTGTCTTGCGTATTCTCTAGTCTCTAACATCTTTTTAATTTATACTTTTTTATTTTCTACTTAGGTGTTCCATTTCAGGTTTTTCACACTCTGAAAATGATTCTGGGTCACACTGGCTAAAAGGATCTGACACACTCGTCAGCTTTTTTTCTTGCTTTTCCTCACTTTTTAGCATAGGTATAGGAATGTTCTTTAGCATTCCAAATTGTTCGAGTATAAGGTATAACACGATTGCAACTATAATAAGTTTAATAACTTTGTTCATTTATTAAAAGCAACTTTTTTTTATTCAGTTAGACTAGATGACGTGTGCTGTTTTAATAAATGAAAAACGTAACGATATACATGAAATAAATATTGATATTTCACCGTATAAAAATGAAATATTTAAGATACTAGGAGGTAAAGCAAGTTTTTTAGGACAATGGCCTGATGAACAAGTTGTTATTATAAAAACAGAGCCTGAAGAAGCATTAACAGAATTAAACTTAAACCAAAATAGATTACCTAGACCGTTTACGAACATGATAGTTTATGGTCGAATACTTCTTTTACGTATGGATGATAACGCAGACCCACAAAATTTTACATTAAAAGAATACCATAAAATGACACAAATAACTCAACCAAGAACACGTTCATCCGCTAGTCTAATTAGTAGACCCTTGAGTAGGAATATGAGCTACTCCTCTGAGGACGGCTTGTGAATATTTCATACATATTTGGAAATGAGATTGAGCCCAATCCATTGGATTATTCATTTTAATACCCATAGGGTTTTCATTCACAGTTTTCATCATATCTAAACTTGCTTTTGCAGAATCTGTAACGTGTTGCATGACTCCATCTATTTTTTGTAACCAGAGAACATGCTCTTCTTTTTTTGGATCAAACTCTTTTACAAACGACATTTATATTATATAATTATACAATCTTTAACCTTGTATCTAACCTCGATTTATAATATTTATCGTCTATTTCACCGTCTATTTTCTGTCCAGATATAGATATTCGTAATAAATCGTCGTTATACTCAAAATAGTGACAATAAAAATAAGAAACACCCGTTCTAGTTGACATTTCATCGAGTTGACTCTTTACCTTTTGTTCCGTGAAAATATATTTCCTTATATTTTCAGATGTTCTTTTTTTAGCATTTTTATCTGGATTTATACGCGAAACTGGATTTTCCAAATTCATATCTGGCCATACACCATAACTTGAACGATATTTAGTCATATAATCTATACATTCTTTAGCTGTATTTTTTTTACTAAAACAAATTATACGAGGTGTACCATCTGGGTCGATTATTGTCGTGTACCCACCTTTTAAAATACCTATAAAATGAAACTTCATACTACAGTATACCAATATAACTTTATACTTCATCCAAAGACCTACTTGGTTCTGGTGTTGCATTAAATGATTTATCCAACTGTTTTCTCGACACTTCCATGTTATGTTTAGTCATTTCTATACCTATATCTAGACCACCTGTCGCATTTGTTTCATATAGCCATTGTCTCATTAAACCATCTCGGTTTGCCATTATTCTATTTGCAAGTTCATGTTTACCTTCGTCATATAAAGCTTCTATAAAAGCATCACCTGAACTTGGTTTATTCTCATTCGCAAAATCACATAACCAATTGAATTCCAATTTCATGAGAGATGTATCCAATGCATAAACTTGACCCATCGTATACTGTACAGATCTAAACGTAAAATATTTCACCAACATAGTATTAACATCTTCAAAAGACTGATCAGAATATCCATAGTTAGGTTCTGCCTTACATCTAGAAATTGTTGTTTTTCTATTACCCATCTTTTTAATGGATAAACCCGTTTTAAAAGTGTTTAAACTGACAAAGCTCATTATATAATTATTTTAGAAAAAAAAACCTTAAGTTATTTTAAACCCATGAACTTCCCTAAAACACCTGGTCAATGTAAATACATGCGGGTATTACAGTCCTCTAAACCTATTATAGTAGCAACAGGACCGGCTGGGACGGGTAAAACTATGCTTGCGTGTCAATTAGCGACCGAAAGTTTAATGAATAGAGATATTAATCGATTAGTATTAACACGTCCAATCGTAGGTGCAGACGAGGATATGGGATACCTTCCAGGTGAAATGGAAAGAAAAATGGAACCGTGGACGAGACCAATGATAGATGTATTTGAAAACTATTTAACGCGGGGACAGCTCGAACATCACGTACACATAGAACCCCTTGGTTTTATGCGTGGAAGAACATTTGATAACGCATATATCATCGCAGATGAAATGCAAAATAGTACACCTAATCAAATGAAAATGTTATTAACAAGACTTGGTAAAAATACAAAATTAGTCGTAACGGGTGATTTAAAACAAAGTGATCTAGGTGAACAAAGCGGTCTCACAGACCTTGTAAATAGAATAGACGGTTTAAACTTAAATTATATCGAACATGTCACCATGGATAATGATGACATCTTGCGACACCCTGCGGTTGCTGAGATTTTGAAATTATATTAAGATTTACTAGTTACACTATTTTTTAAATTTTTAACTCGTTTCTGTACTTCTTTTACCTTTTTTTCGTATTCAATAAATTCATCTTTATAAAGTATTGCCCAATCATTCATCTGTTTAAGTACCTTTTTGTTATGAGAATACCATACTATGACCTCTTTACTTATTTTATCACATGCTGTGTATTCATCCATAACGGACTTTGAACATTCGTCTCGACCCACCTGACAATACTTTAGAATATCTTCGAGTTCAGCCATATTATCAGTATTAGACGTACTAAGACCATCAATGTGTTCTATTTCAGTCCCGAGCATTATATTATTGTGATATTATTTTTTAAAACTAGTAACAATTTCTCTATATCTGTTATACCCATCCATAGGTATAAAACTCTCATCTACAGTTATATCTTTAACATTTTCGTAACCGATATACTCCTTTTTCATATCAATAGTTAGATCATGCTCATTTCTATCTTGATAAACTGTTGGTGGACCATAAACAACTTTAAACCCTTTCTTCTGTAAAATATAAGAACCAAATATATCATCCATGCGTCCAACTCTATCAAACATGTAATAATGTTCGAGTGCGTTTTTAGATAAAATTGTATTTTGACTATTAAACGGTGCTAAATCCGTAGTAGTATACCATGAATTATTAAACTTACATTCAGGTGCATAAATCATTCTACATATAGCATCAATATCTGGATCACCGTCCCATAAATTAGCTTGTATATCAAAATCACCTATAAGTGAACTAACAACCGTTTTTGAACTAACATTATTTTTCTTATGAATATGTTGTAAAGGAAACCCTCTATGCCATAAATGTTTATAATTAGTAACACTTAATGGATCAAAAAACTTAAAATCCGTTGAATAAACCTTTATAGATTTTTCATTGAAAAATTCTCCCCAATTATCGTACGGTATATTATCATCATCAACAGTTGCTACATAATCATATCCATGTTGTAATCCGTATAAAAATCCCATGTTACGTCTTTGGATACACCCCCATCCTATTATATCTGAAAGGGTTTTATCTATTTTTTCTTGATCTTCAGGATGTAAGTAATTATACGATTTATACTCTTCATGTGGCGTTTTAGTATCACCAACAACCAAAAAATCCCATCCTTCTAATTTCGCAAATTTTTTAGTTGCATCAGTCGGTTTATTTATAGTAGTAGTTACTATAAGTTTTTTACTCATATCATATATTAAAGAAATAAAGCAACAATTCTTTAATACAATGATATCCGTTGTTTTATGTGGTAGAAATGATAATTATGGTGGTCACCTCAAAGAAAGATTTTCGTACAGTATAAATGGATTTCTCCAGGTTTTCGATGAAGTTATTTATGTTGACTGGAATACAGATCCCGGTAAAAAAATACTAACAGATGAAGTTGAAATAAAAGACAGAAGTAAACTAAAAGTAATAGAAGTTAACCATGAAAAAGCATCTGAATTTATAAAAGATAAATATTCACAAAAAATGTGTGAAGTTCTAGCACGTAATATAGGTATAAGAAGAGCTAAAGGTGATATAATAGTAAGTAGTAACATTGATATAATACCATTTGAAAGGGAATATTTAGATATAATTATTCAGAGATTACAAAAAGGTGAAATGATGACTTTCACGAGAAATGATATAGAACTTTCAGATATTAAAAAAAATTGTAATCCAGAATCTCTAGAATTATGGAAAATACCAATAATATTTGGTGCACAACCTATATCAACAAAAATAATGAGTCCTTATATATCAATTAATAATGAAATTATTGAAAAATTTCCTATAAATAATCATCTTGCATTATCAAGTATAATATCCGGTTGCGGAGATTTTCAAATGGCATATAAAGAAACGTGGTATAAAATAAAAGGTTTTGAAGAAAATCTAACAAAACGTTTATATAGTGATTCAGGTGTACAATATAAAGTAATAATGTCTGGAGGAATAGTTACAGCGTGTAATTTTCCACCTATTTACCATTTAAATCATGAAAGAACTGAAATTCCAGAATTTTCAAATTCAACAGAAATGTCTAAATATACAAAAAATTCAGAAAATTGGGGTTTTATCAATGAAATTTTTAATTAATTGATCGTATAATTTAATATTTAATATGTAAATGAAAGTATAGGACTTTATAACACAATTTTTAATAGAAAAGAATATACAAAAATGTTTTCCGTTACCGTGATATTATTTTTTTAATAATATTTATTGTCTCTTTTTCGTCAATTTCCCACCATTTACCATAAAACACTTTCTTAAGAAAGTCTGGAACGTGTGTATAATCTATATCAACTTCATTTGAAGGTAATGGTATTATATCAACACCTAATTGTTTGAAAACACCTTGATTATGACTAATTATAGGTTTATTAAAATATTGAGCTTCGAGATGTAATAATCCTACACCCTCGCCACGTGTACATGTAACGCAGTAATCACATAAATTGAATAATGAAGCTAACTTTTCGTCAGAAATACGTTCCGTTATAACGCGAATATTATTAGTTATTGTTAAATTATCAGGTTTATTTGTTTTAA